AGCCGAACCTGTTCGACCTTCGACCACGCGCTGTTGCCGGAACCCTCCGGCAGGTATATCCGCATCATGACGTGCGAGCCGTCCACGTCCGTGTCCAGCGCCAGCTTTCGGATTTCCGGGTACTGGTCGGTCCCGCTGGCCGTCATGGCGACCGACTGGGCGTTGGTCCCGCCGCATTTGAAATTGACCGTGTCGTCGGCAACCGTGCAATCCACGCCCGCCCATTCGGTCTTGTCATCAAGGGCCTCATGGTGCACGGTCTGGCCGACGTAATTCGCCTTGGGCGCCGGGTTCATTCGGGCCGTTATCAGGTGGTTAATCGAACCCATGGATAGCTCCTTTTTCACCACACGAAGACGCGCAGGTTCGTGTAGTTGCTGCCCGGTGTTAAGTTCTTGGCCTGGATCGACTGGCCCTTGCCTATGTCCAGACCGTCCAGGATGTACGCGGAGTTCTGCACGACCTCGATGTTGTCCGTCACGCCGCCGTCGGTGGAGATGACGGCCCCGTTGCCCGGGTCCAGAAGGACCATCATCGTGTGGATGTTGCCCGGCAGGACGCCCAGCTCGACGTATGCATCCGCGCCGGCCGCCTGGGCCGTCAACGGGTTCGGATGGCCTGCGATCACGCTCATGTCGATCTCCTATTGCTTACAGTTCCGCGCCGACGACGTTGCCGACGGCGCCGGCCTCGCCGATGGCGGTGATTATGCCCAGATACAGGTTATCCGCGCCGATAGTGTACGAGCCGCCGGGGTGGGTGGCGTCCGTCCGGGCGGCCAGCGGTATGCCCTCCCCGACCACGGCCGTATCGCCCAATGCGAGCCAGACGAACTTGTCCGTCCAGTTGATGATCGTCGCGGCGCGGCGGAAGGCGTTGGCCGCCAGCACCGTCACGGACTCGTCCAACACCTCCACGGCGAAGGAGGGGTCCGCCGCGACCTCTTTACCGGAGACCTCGACGCTCGTTACGCCCATGTCAGTTTCCTTTCATCCGCCCTCGCAGATAGGCGGTGTCGTTGCTGATCTCGTCCAGCTTCTCAAAGATGCAGGTGATCGACTGATCCCGATCATCGCTGCGCTTGGTCATGTCCATCTGCTGCTGCTCCACGACCTTCAGCCTGGCCCTGGCGTCGAAGATTTCGCGCACCAGCCAGATGTTGTACGGAACGATTATCAGGCCGAGAACCCCCAGCGTGATCGTCCATTGCAGCTCCGTAATTCCAAGCATAGGCTTGCCCCTTGCAGAAAAAAAAGGGGCCGCCTTTTGCTGGTAAGGTGGCCCCTTCTTCTGGAAAAAGGTCAGTTGACTTACTTATCGCCGAGATTGATCCAGGCGATCGTGATGGTCCCGGTGAAGGTCGCGCTCATCGCGCCGACGTGCGCCGCGTTGTCGTCGATCAGCAGGTTCAGGAACAGGTCCAGCGCCGTCGCCGTCCCGTCCGTGCAGCGAGCGGCCGTCTCGGTCAGGCCCGTCGCTATCGAGATCGCATCGACGTTGCCCACAAACGCGACGGCCTGAGTGGTCGCCGTCGATTGCAGGTAGCGGCCGGTGTCCGCCACGACCAGGCCGGTGGCGTGATCCGTCGGTGCGGCCGTGCCCAGTGCGACATCGCCATCCCAGGTGGCGATGATCGGGGCGACGGCGGTGACCGAGCCGTCGATCACGGCGCCCAGCGTCATAATCAGCCCGGCGGGGAAGTCGTAGACCTTCGAGCCGCCGAACTGGCCCGCGGCCGCCTCATCCGTGATCGTGATCGGCAGGGCCGTGCAGGTCAGGACGGTCTTGTGGACGACGCCGTCGCCCTTCTCCACGGCGGTGATCGTGGCGCCGGCGACCGCGCCTATGCCGTAACGGCTCTCGATCGCGTCGTTGGCGAGGTCACTGATGTCGGGAATACTCACCTCTCGGCGCTTCCCCAATTGTTGTTCATCGTTAATTGCCATCATTGGTTTGTTCTCCTTGGAATCCCACGGGCGGCCCCCCTTTCGGGGAGCCGTCCGCAGGCGTCATCTTCACGCACCGTTGCGTTGGTTCTTGCAGGAAGCGTCTATATGACCAGCCAGGCGAGCGTGCCGCCCGCCGTGGGGATCATCAGCGTCCCGGTCACGTCGGACTTGTCGGCCAGGGCGTTGAAGTCCGTGGCGACGATCCGCCGGGCGATCTCGTAAGCCTCGCCGTCGAACGCCTCCAGTATGGCCTCCACCATGTCGGCCTTCTTGGCGTATGCTGCGTATGCGTCGGGCATATTCTCACCTCTTTTCAGGACAGTCTTGTTCTCTGCGGACCCGGTGGGCCGTTAGCCGCTGATCTCGATCACGCCGCAGGCTTCGGGACGCAGCCACTTGCTGCCCTTGAAGCTGGCGGCGCCGATCAGCCACGCCCGCTTCGACTCCATCCAGGTCGGCCCGAAGGCGTCGATGTTGACGTAGTTGACCTGCCCGGCGGCGCTGCGGTCGCCGATGCAGACCGCGGCCGTGAGGCTGTAGTCGCCGGAGTACGAGTACGAGCTGTTTCCGACTTTGGCGATCCAGCTGGCCGCCTGGGTCGCGTCGTTGACGCAGGGCGTCAGGTTGGTCTTCTTGATCGCGAAGCCCTCAGCCTCGTACAGCTTTCGGGTCAGCTTGGTGTTGACGTTCTGGTAATCCCGGCTCAGCAGCGTGTTGTCCTGCCGCAGAACGCGGTGCATGTACGGCCCGATGTAGGCGATGCGCCCTTCCTCGGGAACGTCCTTCTCGTCCATCTTCTGGGCGATCTCGGCCAGGTTGTTCTGAAACTGCTTGCTGCCCGTGATCGAGATCGGGTAGGCCGCGGCCAGGGATGCGCCTGCCTGGGCTACGGTCAACTGGTTGCCGGCGGGGAACTCATTGACCGGGCCGCGAGCGGCCGTCTTGGCGCCCTGAATGATCCGGCGCAGCAGCAGGGCGTCGGTGGTGCGGGCCAGCGCCCGGCCGGCCTGCCTGGCCCGCTCAGCGCGGGTGTCCCAGTGGCCGATCATCTCGTCGACGGTGGAGAGGTAGTTGTGGGCGACCCGCTCCTTCGTGTCGACGGGGACGGTCCGCTCCTCGGAGATCGGCTCGTCGTTGCCCGCCAGCTCAACGCCGGGCTCGTGGACCTCATCCTCCATCTTCCAGATGGCCGGGAACTGGTAGGATTTCCCCTCTGTGATCTGCTTCTGGAGGATGTCGGGCTCGACCTGCGTGAGCGTCTCATAGGCCTCGATCACCATCCCGGAGTACATCTTCAAGGCAAGGGCGAGATCGTCGGCGTTCGAGCCGAGATCCCTCAGGTGTCTGTTAAGTACGGGATCCATCGTGTTCTCCTCTGATGAAAGGCCCGCCGTTCGGCGGGCGTTTCAATGTGCGCACGGTCCCGAGGAGAGTTATCCATCGCGCCGCCGGGTCCCGATGGGATTGTCCGGTGGGCCGATGGGCCCTGCATGGGCATGTGCCGCTGACGTGTTGATGCTTCACTGAAAAAAGAATCGCCGCGTTATCCCCCAACGCGGGGGGCGCGGCGGCTGTTTGTGGTTTTCGTAAGGATTTACGGCAGGGAATTCGGGTCGGCCTGCTTCATTCTCCGCTCGACCGACTGTTGGTACGCCCGGTCGAAGTCCGGGCTGGACTCCTTGCATCGCGGGTCGCGCAGGGCCGCGGTCATCTCGGCCCTGGTCTTGAACGGCCCGCCGTCCGTGCCGACCGCGCCGCCCTCGCCGCTGATCAGCTTCTTGGATCCGGCGGATCCGGTGGCCTGATTGAATCGGTCCATAAGCCACTGCACGGCGGGAACGGCCAGTTGCGGGGCGGCGGTGTCGTTGACCTGAGAATTGAACCACTCCATCTGGTCATCCGTGAGATTGGTCGCGCCCCATTTGCGGGCCGCTTCGAGCTTCTCGGGTCCGCCGGCGGCCTCCTCGATCTTCGCCAGCGTGGCGGCCTGCTGCAGCTGGCCCAGCCGGGCGGCCAGACCGTACCATGAATCGACCATCGACTTGCCGACGCCGTGATCCTTGAACGCCTTGTATTGCTCGGCGGTCAGCTCGCCCTTGGCAAGCCACCTTGCGGCGACCTCCTCCGCCTCCAGCCCCATCTGCCTGACCATCTCGTCCGGCCCGATCTCGTCGCGGGCCAGAATCGCATCCGCCTGGGCGGACATGCGGGCCTCCAGGGCGGTGTAGGATTTGGCGAGTTTGGCGTGATCGACCGTCCCGTCCTCCTTGAGGAACTTCTTGGGGATGCCCTCAAGGCCGGAATCGGCCGTTTTCGCCTTGTCATCCGCGACCGCGGCAGCCGCCGCGGCCTCGGCCTCGCCTGTCTTGGCGTCCGGTGCTTCGGTGTCCGTGTCGGCAGTTTCAGTTTCCGGCATGGTGCGCTCCTTTGCGGCGTTTAAGGAAAACCCAGGGAAGCCTTCCGTGGGCGTTGGTTTTATGCTGTTTCTCGCGCCGCGGCCTGCTCGGCGACCTTCCCGGCCGTGGCGATGGCCTGCTGGCCCGCCTGCATGAGCAACTGCTGCTCGATCTCCTTGGCTATCTCCTCCTGCACTTCGGCCTCCGGCCTCAAGGCCAGTTCCGACCGGGTGCTGGTGGCCTGGACGATGGTTTCGATGAACCATCGCTCGTCCAGGCGTCTCAGGCCGTTCGGGATCTCCTTGACCATTTGCAGGATCATCAACGCCCGGTCGAGGTCGGCCTGCCGCCCCAGCGACGAGAGACCCGTGAGGATCTCGATGTGCACGAAATCGGCCAGCTTGGACGGCATCGGCTCGAGCAATCCGTCCCGCTCCATCTGGTGCTCGATCCGCTTGACATACGGGATCTGTATCTCATCGGCGATCTGCGTGTAAGTGCCGCCGAGTACCGACTGCAGCTCGGTGGCTAGGCGCATGATCTGGGTCGCCGTGACCCTGTCGCCGGTCGGCTGCGTGGCCGATTCGATCATCATCACGCGGCCGAGCCGCTTTCCGATGTCGTCGAGGTGTGCCTTGGCGACGGTGAAATCACGCGCCTTGTCCGTGGTGAGGAACGCTATGCCGTCGACCTTACCGTCGGTGACGCGGCCGGTGATTATTTTTCCGTTGGGAAGTTCGAGGTCCTTCGGGCTGTACTGCGACGCCGGATCGACGGCGATCAGCAGCTTCGCCAGCGCCGTCATGCCATCGTTGATCGCCTTCTCCAGCGCGTTCGCCGAACGCAGACTGCCGAACCATTCCTCGACGAAGCCCCGCGAGTAATCCTCGCCCGGCATTTCGAGGAAGCCGACGGGCACGTAGGGGTTGACGGTCTCGACGGATTCGTTGATGATCCGCTTATTGAGTTCCTGCTGGATCAGCCAACTGCCGTCTTCCTGCAGGGCATCTTTCGTGTAGAGGTGCCACTTAGGCCGGGCCCACGCCCTGTAATCGGACTCGCCGGGCAATTCATCCCGCTTCACGTCCGCCAGGGCGAGCTGCTCATCCGTCAGCCACAGCGGGTTGATCTGCTCCTTCGTGATTATCCGCCGCACGCTGCCCGTCACATCCCGCCGCCAGACGAACTGGTCGAACCGGAAGATCCGCAGGCGGTAGTCATCCTGGACGCGGAACAGGCTGTTCCCGCAGATCAGCAGCTGCTCCAGCAGCGACCGCATCTTCGGGCGGTACTGCGTGGTCTCCATCCGGCAGTTCATCGCGTACTCGCGCGCGAAAAGCCAGTTGCGGAACCCATCCGCTAGGTCCTTGCGTAATATCGCTTCTCGCTGCATGTCGGCGTGGGCGACCTTGCGGAACCATATCTCCGCCGGGAACATCGCCGTCAACACGGAATTGACCAGCGACGTGACGCCGTGCGCGCCCAGGTCGTGGATGGGGCGCTCGATCTCCTGCCCGGGCGTCAGGCCGGCCTGCGGCATGGCCGTCGGGATCGTCAGCATGGCCGCCTCCCTGGCGCGAGCCAGCCAGGGGTATCGGTCGCTGTCGGCCCGCTCGAACTCCTGTTTGAGCGTCAAAGGCGCAGCCCCGCCACGTCGGAGCCCAGCGACAGGCCGGATTTCGGACGATTGATGACAAGGGACTCTCGCCCGCGTCTCTTGGCCTCCAGGGCCGCCCGCTGGCGGGCCAGGCGGGCCTGCTCGTCGCTGTCATCCGCCTTCGGCGCCTCGGGTATCTTCGGTACGGGGGGAATCTTGGGCTTTTGGCCGCCTCTCGCTATCGAGACGCCGGCGGCAGCCGCGCTGGATACGCCAGCGGTTATAGCGCCGATCGCAACTGCCGTTTCCCATCCCATATTATTTCCTCTTTCTGACCAGCTTGGCCCGCCATCGCTGCAGGTACGCCACTAGGTCGGCCATGCCCATGCTGTGCGCGAATTTCAGCCGCCCCGCCTCCGTCGCCTGCTCAACGGCCGTCCACGTCGGCTGCCTGTAGATGCGGGCCAGCTCGTCGATCAGAGCAGAACTCGATTGCGGCATCCCTTGCTCCGGCATCGCCACCTGGAACATTTCCTGGGTGCCTTGCGCCATGATTTCTCCATGTCGGGAAACGCCGTGAAAGCCACCTGTAAAGCCCGCCCGGCGTCAGCATCCTGGGCGGGACCGCCACGCCGCCCGCCCGCAGGCAGGCGATCGTCGTGCACATGCAGTCGCCGTTCCACAGCCTTCCGCCGCTGATGATCCTGGGCAGCGAGCCCCAGATCGTCCGGCGAACGCCCGCGACGCGCTGGAACCAGTCCAGGTCGATCTCGAAGGTGAACGGGACGCGGCAGATCGCCCGAAGGCCCGGATAGCGGGCGATGAACGCATCCTGGGGATAGTAGAGATTCGCGTCGAGGTGGACGTTGAGCACGGCGCCGCCGAATCCGACGGCGCAATGCGTGAAGGGCGAGACCGTCAGCGCCCGTATCGCGGCGGCCAGCGCCCGAGTACGAAACGGGTAAGGCCTCGATCCGTGCGACATAAAGAAGATAAAGCCTACTGGTCGGGCTGTGGCAAGATCGGGCATTTGTATAGAGTCCGCAGTTTACCTCACCACCAAGCACAGAGTTTCCTATCTTGAGAATTACGAGAACGCATACTCACTTTGGAGAATTTCGGTTACATCCCAATCGCCCGGCGGTGGAGGTTCGGGCAACGGCTCCGCCAATCTTCCGCTGATCTGGTTCCGCAGCTCACGCAGGCGGCTCGGTGCGGCATACAGCGCGGCGAACTGCTCTCGCAGTATGTCGCGCAGGATGGGCATGTCCACAGGGTGCGTCCAGAAGCCGTCGTGGACGGCCGCGAAGGAAATCCCCGCCTCCTCGGCGGCCAGGGCCGCCATGAGCATGTGCGTGGCGTCCATCGAGTGAATGAAATTCGGGGGGAACCCATTCGTCTGGCGTCGGATGTGGATGGGGCCGGTGTTGGTGCGGGCCAGTGTTATCCACTGGAGGCAGGTCCTCACCCGCATGTAGCTCGTCCGGCGATAAGCCTGCACGATCGGCAGGCCCAGCGGCGTGACCCATTCCAGCATGTCCCCGGCCTTGGCGACCTGGGCGGCGCACGATTGCATCCAGTCCATGAGCGCACGGGCTGCGGGGCAAATGACGCTCACCGCGTCCATGATGATCTTAGCAATGTAATCGGCTAGATCGTAAACCCGATCATCGGCCAGGTCCGTCTTGATCAGCTCCTCGTAGACCTGATTCCTCGCCCCGACGCGAGTCACGCCGTAAACCGATGTCATGACGGGCCGCTTCACCAGCTTGCGGCAGATGAACGGCAGGATCTCGGCGGCCTTGGCGCGGATTTCGGGCAGCATCCTGTTGTTCATGGCCTCCATCTGCACCCTGTCGATCACCGCCTCGCAGACGGTCTGGTACAGATCCTCCGGCTCATCGGCGGGCCGCAGGTTGACCACCGCCGCCCCCGCGGGATCGCGGCCCAGCGCGGCGTAATGCTGTAGGCCGTTGCACGTGCCGTCGACCTGGATCGGCAGGCGGGATTTCGTTGAACCATCCGTGTACTGCCTGGCGGCCGCCAGCGCCTGGAACGGCTTGTCGACCTCCATCCAGCCGGTCGCCTCGAGGGGATCGTCCGCCCATGCCGACAGATTGCGCTGGTTGGCCTCCACCCAGCCGATCCGGTCGGCGAACGCCAGGTGGTCGATGCCACAGCAGTTCGCCAGGTGCACCGCCAGCCATCGGCGGGCGGTGGAGTCCAGCGGCCGCTCGGCGGCGAACTCCAGAAGCCCCCGGCACAGGTCGTCTCCCTGCTGGTGGAGAAACAGCGGCACCGGGTAGGCCCGGCCGCGGAAATCCAGCTGATGCGGCAGGTAGATCGCCGGGGCGTCCAGCAACTGCTCGGCGATGTCCAGGCGCCTCGTGAACGTCACCCGCTCGGAAAGCGTCTGGGCGTTCGCCCTGTGTATCGCGCTGGCCTCGTCTTTCCACTGCCGCTTTGCAGCGCGGCTGTCGTGGAAGTCCAGGGGTATCGGCGGAATCTGCCGATCGTAGCGGCGGGGCGTGCCGGCGTAGTTGCCGCCGGCATCCCATAACTGCCGGGCCACGCCGTAGATGAACGGGTTGACTCGCCATGCGGTCCGGCTCAGGATGTTGACGGCCCGCCGGGTGGCCGTCAGGTCCGCCGCTTTCATCAAGAGGCCCTGGCGCCTCGATGGCCGTTTCATAAGGCCCGGCCGCAGGCGGATGTAACCGGCCTGGCCGGTCTGGTCCTCCACGGGCGGCACGACCATCGGGGCGAAACGGGGGCGGAGGAACTGTCGCAGTTCGTGGCCCCGGTCGATCTGCTTCATCGCGGGGGCCGACAGCCGCAGGTAACGGCGAATCTCGCGGTTGCCCCGAATCTCGAAGATGACGAAAACGGGTTCCGCCGCCGGCTCGACACGGGCGACCTTGCGGATGCAGCTGATCAACAAGGCCCCGATCTGAACATGTATCCGCCGGCCCCAGTGGGCGTCGTCATAGTGGCGCTTGGCAATCCGCTGGATCATCTTGGGGGTCAGCCTGTGCCGGGATGTGTGCGTCAGTTCTTTCCACGCATCGGGATCCCGGCGGACCGCCGGAAGATTGACCTCGGCGTTGACGGCCCGGCCGATGTCCTCCGCCAAGCGCGGGACCTCGACCTGGGCGGGACGGGCGAGGCATTGGCTGAAAATCTCGTGAAGGGCCAGCACGGCGATCTTCACCGGCGCCAGGAGGACTAGCGCCGGGCCGTACTGGTTCCGCTGCGGGGCCGGGTCGCCGTCGCGGATGGCCTCCTGCTCCCTGCGGATCAGACGGGTCAGGCCCGTGAAACAGGCCGCCAGGAGTCGCTCGACCGGCTTCAACGCGGCGCCCTCGCCCCGCTGCACGGCCCGCCGGGCCAGACGCCGGTATCGCCGAACGCCCTCATCGACGGCGTCCAGTTCCATCTCCAGTTGCCGCTCGTACAGCGAACTGTCCAGTACGCCCGCGCGCGCGGGTCGGGTGGTGTGATCTCGCCCGTCGGCCATACCCGCCCCTAGAACGGCAATGAGAGTTTCTTGTCGCCCTGGGCGATGTCGACGATCGCCTTCACCGCCGCCGACTGGCCGGCGTCAAGCATCGCGGCGGCCTCGGCTGTGACCTTGCCGTCCGCGTCCTTCGGGATGATCGGCTCGGTCGACTTCGCCAGGGAAACCGCCAGCGCCTTGTTCCTCGCCGCCCGCCACAGGCCGATTCCCAGGCTTCCGGCCGCGATCGCCACGAGATTCCACGGCGGGGGCAGCAACGGGGCGGTGGCCTTCAGCGCCGCGTCGACGATGTCCGTCTCGTCGCGGGCGTTCTCCAGTTCATGGGACAGGATCGCGGCGGCGTCGACGCCCTGGCGCAGGTACTTCTCCCCGATCTCGATCATCGCGGCCAGCTTGCCAGAGATCACCATCGCCTGATCCCGCAGCGGGCCCGGCTCCATCGCCAGGATCGCCTCGTCCACCTGGGCCTTCTGCTGCAGCGTCTCCTGGATCCCGGCCTGGACGCGCAGGAGGTCGGCGTTGACCTGTTCGACGCGCTGGCGGGCGATGAGGATGTCGTTCACGCCGCAACCGGGCGACAGGACCAG